TCAGTGCGTCCAGGGCTGGGTGCGGTTGAAACGGAAATTGTCGGTGTAGGAAACCACCTTGCGGGTCGCTTCCTTCGGCAGAATGACGCGGTATTCGATGCCCTTGCGCTGTGCATAGGCTTCGGCCTGTTCCTGCGTCTCGAATGTCAGCTTGACCTGCTGCTTCATGTCGGAACTGGAGGTGTAGCCCATGATCGGGTCGATCTTGCGCGGAACTTCGGCGTCGAATTCCAGAACCCAGACATTGGTCTTCGCCGTGCCGGATTGCATGGCGGTTTTTGCAGGGCGGTAAATCTTCGCAGACATGTCGAAACTGCTCCGGTTGGGCGGCGGGGCATGGCACCCCGGATTATTCTTCACGTACCTGAATAGAATAACCAAATCGTGTCAGGAACGTTGAGTTTGGAATGGACTGACTTCCCGTGAGAGTCAAGATGATTATCCCCTCGCTTTCCCCTGGCGATCTTCCCACGTCAGCACCGCGCTCTGTTGATCGAGACAATGGCTGAACAAAGATGAATTTCCCTGTTGCGGACTTCAGGTGAACCGTGTATTCCCCAGCCATCGCCTCGGCGGAGTGTAGCGCAGTCTGGTAGCGCATCTGGTTTGGGACCAGAGGGTCGGGAGTTCGAATCTCTCCACTCCGACCATTTCATCTATTTGAAATGATTGGAACCCCTTGCATAGCAAGGCTTTTCCCCCATATTGACGTCACAAATCACGTCACAAAATGGGGTCCGAATGGCGGGCAAGCCTCAACATTGGAAAGAGCGAAACGGGCGGTATTCCGCGAGGATCGTTATACCTTCATCGCTCCGGCCATATCTTGATAATCGGGCAGAACTCGAAATCCAGCTTGGTGGCGACCGGCGCGAAGCGCTTCGAAAGCACGCCGCCGCCGTTGCTTCTATGCAAAGGCAGATCGGCATTGCCCGGTTGAAGCACGAAGCCGCAACAGGCCAACAGCCAAAAGCAGCGGCCCATCCACTCACGGCCCAACAAATCGCTCTCCGCGACTACCAGAGCCAAATCAGCTTCGATTCCGAGATTCGTGCGCATGACCCTCGCTATGCGCAGATTGACCCCGATCCGGCATATGACGCTCATCCGTTCCGCGACGGCTTTGCGGGTAAATTGTCAGACGACGAGCTAGAAGAACTCGTCGGTTCCCGTATCGAGCGCGCACGTCTCGCAGGAAACACCGATGCGGTGAAGGGAACGCCAGAGTGGCGCGCATTAGCGCAGGCGCTTTGTATTGCGTCTTACGAGGCTGTTGCACGGCGCTACGAACGCAATGATGGCGATTTCAACGGCGAACCCTCTCATCCCATGCTAGTCGAAGCCGTGCGACAGGAGGAAAGCCAGCCTATAGCCTCGCCGTTTGCGGGCATAACCTTTGAGGACGTTATCAAGGAACAGGAGCGACTAGCTTCTATCGGTCTCAGCCGTCCGAAATCGGAAGCGACCTTAGAGAAGTATCGGAACGCGAAGGACGATTTTGAGGCTTTCCGAAAAGATAAGGCTGTTGCGACGGTAACCTTGGCAGAGGGTAGGGCGTGGCGTGACCATATGCTTGTCGACGGCAAGCTGTCCCGGAAAACTGTTCACGACAAAATCACCATCATCCGGACCCTGATGGGTGAAGCAAACAAGCAGGCCGAAAACCAGATGTTTCCACAAGGGGAGCCGTGGGCGGCTCTGGAGCTTCCGGTTGTCCAAAAGGGCGACAGTGCCGAACGGACCTACTCACTTAAAGATGCCCGTCATTTCCTCGAATTTGCCCGGAGTGCGACACGAGCAAGCTTTCGCTGGATACCATGGATCATTGCCCATACGGGTGCGCGGGTGAATGAAATCACAGTGCTGGAAAAGCGCGATATCTTCGAAGTCGAAGGCTTTTGGTTCATTTATATCCGCGTTGGTGACGGGCGAAAGACAAAGACGCATAAGGCGCGAAAGGTGCCGGTGCACCCCGGATTGATCAAGGAAGGCTTCATCGAATGGGTGAAAGCACAGCCGGACGGCAAGCTCTTTCCCGGCGGCAAGAATGAGGACCAGCGCTTGCGCGAGTGGATACATGAAAAGGTCTTTCCGAAGCGCACGGATTTGCCGCCGCCGAACCATGGTTTTCGCCATCTGTTCGAAGACGCGCTAACAGGAGGCGTGTCAGAGCGGGCTGCCCTCTACATCATGGGGAGGTCTTCCGGGTCATCCGCTGACGATTATGGCGGCAGTGACGTGAAGCTTGTCGAGATCGCGAAACAAATGAAAACCGTGCGCGATATCATCACATAAAACGAAGCATCATTTTTTCTGATTTAAAATAGATTTTATATCAGTTTTTCTGAAGTTTTTTAACTTGTCGGGATTCACATACGAATCCTGCCGTGAGATAATATTCCTAAGTTAAATAGGAATGTTGTCCAGATGGGTTTTTGGGACGAAGTCAAAAACAGGATTGGAATAGGGGAGCGTAAAGCTTATCTCCTGTCCGATCCTGCCGTTTCCGAAATCTTTGGCGTGCGCACTACTTCCAGCGGCGTTAGCGTCGGTGGTTTGTCGGCGCTCAACACTCCGGCTGTTCTTCAAGCCGTGCGCCTGATTTCTGAATCAATTGGCTCCCTGCCGGTGAAACTTTACCGGGAGCAGGCCGAAGCAAAGGAAATCGTCAGCAAGCACACCGCCCATAAGATCGTCCACAAGCGGGCGAACGAATGGACTGGTGCAGGCGCAATTCGCACGCAGCTTACATCGGACGCCCTGATTTATGGCAACGGTTTCGCCCGTGTCGTGCGATATCCCGATGGACGCCCATTTGAGCTTATCCGGCTTCTGCCCGGCACCGTCTCCGTCATGGAAGACAGCCTTGGCGCAGCCCCGCCATTCTATCGCGTTTCCGAGAACGGCGGCTCCCGCGACTATCCGCACACCGAAATCCTTCATATTCCTTCTTTCCTAAATCGCTCCCCGATCTCGTTTGGCCGCGAAGCCATCGGCCTTGCATCCGTTCTGGAAAAGCATGGTGCAACGTTTTTCACCTCCGGCGCACGTCCGAACGCCATTATCTCGAATGAAAAGGCGCAGGGCGGGGAAGCTGGCGCAACCACCATTGCCAACATGCGCAAGAGCTTCCGTGAATGGATGCGCGGCGCTTCAGCTGATCCGCTCATTCTTGACGGCGGCTGGAAGTATGAAGCTCCGGCGCTCACCTCCACCGATAGCCAGTATGTCGAAAACCGTCTGGAACAGATCAACGAAATCTCCCGCGTCTTCGGCGTTCCACCGCACCTGCTTTTCCAGCTTGAGCGTGCGACGTGGAGCAACGCCGAACAGATGGGCGCAAGCTTCCTTCAGCTTTGCCTCCGGCCATGGCTCGACAAGTGGCAGGAAGCCCTTGCGACCGTTCTTCTGACCGAAACCGAACAGAACGACCATTGGTTCGAATTTGTTGTCGACGACCTGATGCGCGCCGACATGGCATCGCGCACGGCCAACATTACGGCGCTCGTCACCAATCGCGTCATGTCGCCCAACGAAGCCCGCGCCATCCTCAATATGCCGCCGCTTCCCGGTGGCGACGAGTTGAGCAATCCCCATACCACGTCCGGCGCAACGCCTGTTCCGGCTATTGCAAAGGAACCTGCCGAATGACGGAACACCGCGCCTTCTTTGGCGACGGCGAGAAAGCGTTTGCCTTCCCGACCCGCGACCTGATCATCGAACTTGAAACGAAAACCGGCCATGGCGTTGGCGCGCTATTCCGCCGTTTCCGCGATACCAGCTACAGTTTCACAGACGTTTCCGAGATCATCCGGCTTGGCTTGATCGGCGGCGGTATAGCACCCGAAGAAGCGAACAGGCTCGTGTCGGTCTATGTCATCGGTAGGCCGCTGGCAGAAGTTTTTGCCGTTGCAGACGGGGTTATCACCAGCCTGTTCTTCGGCGTTGAAGCCGTCAATGACGCAATCTCGCAGGTGGCAGAATGACAGCCATCGCCAGCACCACCGAAACAGGCAATCTCGAAATCAAGGCCGAAGTCTCGATTGACGACACCGGCACCGTGACCGGCATTGCATGGCCTTTCGGCCAGCCCGACAGCTATGGCGATCTCATTGAGCCTTCCGCCTTCAGCTTTGCCCCGCGCGTCCCGATGATTGTGGAGCATGAGCAGAAAAGTGTCGTCGGCGTCTGGGAAACTCATTCTGTCACCGAAAGGGGACTTGAGGTCAAAGGCCGTCTTTTTGTTGAGGGCATCGAACCTGCCCGGCAGGCCCGGCTTGCCCTTCAGCGTGGCAGCATGTCCGGCCTGTCCATCGGATACCGCCTTCACGAAGCGAAAGCACGCCCGGAAGGTGGTCGTGTCCTGACGGCCCTCACCATCAATGAAATCTCCCTTTGCAAGCGGCCTGTCCATCCAGACGCTCGCATTACCGAGACAAAGTCTCACCCCCTCAACGTTGAACAGGAAAAACCCAAAATGGAAAATGCAGAGCAGAACAAGCCGGTGGCAAATGCCGACCCGGTTGTGAGCGCCGAAGAAATCAAGGCGCTCAGGGAAGACATCGCGACGATGCAAGCCAAGCTTAACCGCCGTCCTGCCGCCGCCAACAACAATCACCCCACGGCCTCTAATGACAACGGCAACGAAGTCAAAGCCTTCTCGGATTTCGTTCGCACGGGCGATGCCTCCGAAGTGAAGGCGCTAGCTTATGGCGGTTCGTCCACGGGCGGTATTCTCGCACCGGAAGCCGTCGCTACGACCATTCTCGAAAAGGTGGCCGAATACTCCCCGGTTCGCGGCCTTGCCCAGACCATCGCCATGTCCGGTCCGCTGCTTCAGCTTCCGCGCCTTGTCGATGAAGTCACCCCGGCACCCCGCGCCGAAACCGCCACCGCCGCCGAAGACGAGCCTTCGTTCGAACAGATCGACCTGAAGCCGTTCGAAATGGCCGTCACGGTTCCGGTCACTCGTATTTTGCTCGAAGACGCGCAGATCGATCTTGCCGCTTTCCTCTCCAATCACATTGCCCGCCGGTTCGGCCAGATCGAAGCATCGTGGTTCGTCAATGGTAACGGCACCACGCAGGCGGAAGGCGTTCTCAACTCGGATGACGTGGAGGAAGTGGAAATCGCTACCAGCGGCGGCTTCAATGCCGAAGCCCTGATCGACCTCTATTACCACATCAAGACGAGCTATTCCGTCAACGGCTCGTGGCTGATGAACCGCAAGACCATGAGCGTTGTCCGCAAGCTCAAGGATAGCGACGGAACCTATATCTGGCAGCCCGGTATCACCGCAGGTCAGCCTTCTCTGCTTCTGGGCCGTCCGGTCTATGAGGCTGTGGACGCCCCGGACATCGCAGCCGGTAAAACCCCGATCATTTTTGGCGATTTCGCCAGCGGTTACGCCATTGCAGATCGTGTCGGCTTCGACATCATCCGTGACGACATCACGGGCGCTGGCAACGGCGTGGTGAAGCTGCATGCACGCCGCCGTGTCGGTGGCCGCGTGATCATGGGCGAAGCACTCGCCAAGCTGAAGATCACGGCCTAAGCCATGAGAAAGCAGCGTGCATCCTTCGAACAGGTGGAAATCAGTCATGGCGGAAACGCCGTGACCCTTCGCCCTTCGTTGCGCGCTGCCACCATCCTTGAAGAACGTTTCGGCCTTCCGGCGCTTCATGCTGCCTTGGAAGACCTGAACTTTACAGTTATTTGCGAGATCATTCGGGCCTCCGAAATAAGCAGCGGCACCCCGAATGCAGCGGCCTTCCTGACTGCCGTGCAGCGAAGGCCGCTTTTCCCATTCTTTCTCGCTGTTCGCGCCCCGTTGTTCGAACTTGTGTCCATGCTGACGCCAGCACCGGAAAAGCGTGTGCAACCGTTGCACACGACTGGCAAGCAGGTGACGTGGGCGGAAGTGTTTGCAGCCCTCTATGACCGTGCGACCGGCTGGCTTGGCTGGACACCGGAACAGGCTTGGAACGCCACACCTACCGAAATCGACCGGGCCTACAGAGCGCATCTTGAAAAGCTGAAAGCCATTCACGGCGGTGGTTCCGAGGAGAAAGAACCAGACCCGGAACAGGCAGAGCGCAACATTGCCGCTGGCCTTGATCCTGAATTTGACCGTGCAGGACTTCAAGCGCTCAAATCTTCCGGGAGGCGCAAATGAGCAAGCCCCCACGGATTTGTGCATGTGGCGCTATCGTCCCCCACGGCCAGCTTTGCCAGTGCCAGGAGAAGGCCAAGCGCGAACGCAACGCCCACCATGATGCCCGCCGCCCTTCAGCAGCCCTTCGCGGTTATAACCATGAGTGGCGTAAAGCCCGTGGTGAATATCTGCGTGCACACCCATCTTGCCGGATGTGCAGAAACCTTGCCACGGTTGTCGATCACGTCATTCCCCATCGTGGCGACAAGCGTCTCTTCTGGTTTCGCGGCAACTGGCAATCCCTCTGCACGCCTTGCCATAGCTCCACGAAACAGCGGCAGGAGCGCGGCCTGCGATGACACCCGAAAGCATCCTTGAACATGACGGCATCCAGCAACCCATTATCGAATGGGCGCTCGATTACGGCATCACCCCGGCCATCATCATCGCACGCCTTGAGCGTGGCCTGTCCATTGCCGATGCGATCATCACGCCGATGCAGACGGGCTTTCGCGGCCAGCGCCTGCCCATCTTCAGCAATGAGCAGGTTAGCAGACGGTCGCGAGATACTTGGACTCCTACTCACACAGTGGACGGCATCACTAAGACGTTAGCGGAGTGGGCAGAAGGACTGAACTTGAGTCTCAGTTCCCTCGAATTGCGCTTGGCCAAGGGCATGCCGCTGGAAGTAGCCCTCACAACGCCGAACATGACCCTAAAGAGGCGACTTGACAAATTGGCTTGCTCCAAAGCTGGCCGGTATGGCGCGCATACTCCTCCGGGGGTGTCTGACGATTTGGATGCTGGTTTAGGGACCGGCGCGGGGAGGTCTGTTCAAGAAAATCCCGAAATAATCTTTCAAAGGAAGCAGCGGAATGACGGGCATCACCCACGATCTCGCAAAGCAGCACATGCGCATTGACCACAGCGAGGAAGACGCGCTGATCATGCTCTATATTGAGGCGGCAGAGCAGTATGTCGCGAACTACATCGGCAGATCGCTTGATGACCTCGACCCGTTTCCGTCTGATCTGAAAGTCGCAATCCTCCGGCTCGTGGCCTTCTATTATGAAGTGCGCAACGTCGCCACGTTCGGGATTTCCAGCCAGATAGCGCCGCAGACCATCACCCAGACGCTCGATAGCTATCGTGAAAGGTGGTTCCACGATGGCGAATGACGGGCTGGACGATCTCATGAGAGCATTCGACCGGGTGAAAAAAGCCCCGCGTGATGCTGTGCTTAAGGCGCTAGCAACATCCGCAGAGTCGATCGCATCCACACAACGCGCCCTTGCGCCAGAAGATACAGGCGCGCTGAAGGACTCCATCACCGTCACGCTGCCCGGCCAGTCCACCCCGCCATATAGCCAGCCCGGCGGCAACCGTGTCGCTGGTCCTTCCGAAGTCATCATCACAACGGGCGACACCGATACGCGCTATCCGCATCTGGTCGAATACGGGACCAGCAAAGCCGACGCGCAGCCCTTCTTTTGGCCGGGCTTCCGGCTTCAGCGCAAGCGCGCACAGCAACGTATCGACCGGGCAGGCCGAAAGGCGATCCGGGACGCATGGAAAGGCACGACCAGCCAATGAGTATCGAACCCGTTCTCACCCTTCAAACGGCCATCCGCAACCGGCTGATCAATAAGCCGGAAGTTACCGCCCTCGTGCCGCCGACGCATATTCGGGCAGGCAGCACACGCCCGGACAAGACACCGTGCGTTGTGATCGCAGACGGCAACACCGAATTGCATGGTAATGATTATCGCGCCCAAACTGCCGCGTGGGTGTATCTCGACTTGCATGTTTGGACGCTGGACGCCGGGCAGGATGCATCCAAAGAGATCGCCGCCGCCGTCAATGCTGCCCTGTCCAAATATAATCTGTCTGCCGAAATGGAGAGCGCAGGAGCCTATTGCGATCATTTCAAGGTCGCGACGATCCGGCATCCACGCGATCCCGATCCTCAATACGGCCATTCCATCTTGTCGGTCGAAGCTCTGATCCGGTGGCTCAAATGATCAACGCGGGGAAAATGGATCGGCGTATCACCATCGAGCGGCAAACCGAAACCGTGAAGCCGTCCGGCGACGTGGTGAAGGCGTGGGCAACCGTCGCCGTTGTCTGGGCCGAAATCATCCAGCAGTCGGCGACGGAATTTTTCACGGGCTTTGGTGAAGGGGAAACCGGCAGCATCATTTTCCGTATCCGCTACCATCCCGGTGTCACCACGGCAGATCGCGTCACCTACAATGGCAGCGTCTACGGCCTGAAGGAGATCAAGGAAATCGGCAGATACGAAGCCCTTGAGCTTCGCGGTGAGGTGCTGAAATGAGCGTCCACAATCGCGGCGTCAAACCGGCTATCCAGCGCGACAGCACCGCAATCACCAAAATGCCACTGCCGCCGAAACGCCTGTCACCACACGCGAAAGCAGAGTGGCGGCGCGTTTTCCCGGTGCTGATCAAACGTGGTGTTGTCACGACCGGCGATCTTGCTGGTATCGAAAGCTATTGCACGGCAGTCGGCTTCGTCGCCCAGATCACAGAACAGATGGCCGGTATGGCCGTTCCCGACATGAAGCTTGGCGGTCTGCAAATCCGTTACATGCAGACAGCCCGACAGCTCGCCGCTGAATATGGCCTTATGCCTGCCAGCCGTTCGCGTATCGGTGATGCTGGCCCCGCCGACGATGACGACGATAATCCCTTGGCGGTGGTGTAATGGCAAGCACCTACCCGGATTGGGTTTTCGATAACAGTCCTATTGAAGACCCGTTCGGTTACGGGGAACGCGCCGTGCGCTTCCTTCGCATGCTTCGCCATCCGTCCAGCAGCGCGCCCAAACGCGCCTTTACTTTGACCCGCTGGCAGGAACGCATCGTTCGGCGCATCTATGGCCCACGCACGCCAGACGGCCACATGATTGTGAAATCGGTTTTGCTTCTCATGCCACGCGGCAACCGCAAGACCACGCTTGCCGCCGCCCTTGCGCTACTTCACACTATCGGCCCTGAGGCTGTTGCAGGTGGACAGGCCATCTTCGCGGCGAAAGACAGCGATCAAGCCAAGATCGCCTTCAATGAAGCTGCTGGCATCATCCGGGAGGATAAGCGACTTGTTCGTGCCACGAGGATTTACGGCAGCAAGACCGGCAAGCGTCTGATCAATTGCGACCTGAAAAAGAGCGGCCTTGAAGTCCTGTCTTCAGACGGCGGCAAGGCACACGGCCTTTCCCCTACCTTTATTCTTGCCGATGAATTGCACGTTTGGAAGAACCGCGAACTTTGGGAGGCTTTGAAAAGCTCCCGCGTGAAGAAGCGCCCGTTGACGATCATCGCCAGCACGGCGGGCGCTGGCAATGAGAACCTCCTTTATGATGAGTATGTGAACGCCTGCAAAATCGCGGCAGGCGAGAAATTCAGTCCGTCATATTTGCCCATCTTGTTCATGGCTGACCCGGACGATGCATGGGACGACCCGGCAACATGGCATAAGGCGAACCCCGGCCTTGCTGACGGTTTCGTGTCCATGGAAGAATTTGAGAACCTTGTCACTGACGCCAGAGACAGGCCGCAAGAGCGGTTCGCTTTCGCGCAATACAACCTGAATATCTGGCAGGGCGCTTCCCGCGAACCGTTGTTCGATATGGGCATCTATGACGAAGGCCATGACCCGAATTTCGATCTGGCCGAACTCGAAACCCTGCCTTGCTACATCGGCGTGGACATGTCGGTTAATGGCGACCTGACAGCAATTGTTGCCGCTTGGAAGCACGGCGACGGGCGTATCTTCACGCACCCGTGGTTCTTCGTTCCGGGTGATGACCTGAAAGCCAGAGCCGTCAAAGACGCCGTGCCTTACGAGCAATGGAAGGCTGACGGCCACGTCATCACGATTGACGGCCCCGTGATCGAACCGGAAGCCATCGAACAGCATATACGCGATCTTTGCGCCACCTATGACGTGCGTGAGATCGCCTTCGATCCGTATCTTGCCCGCAAGACCATGCAGCGCCTTCACGATGACGGCTTGCCAGCTATCGAAATGCGACAGGCACCGCTCACCATGGGACCGGCGATTGGCGATCTGGAACGCACCGTCAACGGGCGCATGATCCGTCACAGCGGCCATCCGGTTCTTCGGCACCATTTTGATTCCGTGGTTGCCAGCCGTGGCGATACCGGCCTTGTTCGAATGCACAAAGACAAGCGCACAGATCGCATTGACGGCGCTGTTGCCGCCGCCATGGCCGTTTCCCGCGCCATCCAGAGCAATAACACCCGGTCAATCTATGACCTCCCCGAAGACGATTTTGACCGGCTCATGCAGGCGGCAGCATAGGAGTTTTAAAATGGCAGACGAAGGCCAGCAGTTGCTTGTCACCCTTGCGGCAAGATTCGATAAATACGAGCGGGATATGGATCGCCAGAAACAGCGTTCCCGAACCGGCTTTAAACAGATGCAGACCGACGCCGAGAAGGCCGGTTCCGGCATCGAGAAGGCCATGGGTAACGCCATGAAGACGGTTAGTGCTTTTGGCAAAGGGCTGGCCGGTGGCATCATCGGCGGGCTTGCCATCGGTGGACTCGACGCCATTATCGGGCGCGTTGCTGATATCACGAAAGGCATTGCGAGCATCGGCAGTGAGGCGAAGCGCGCCGGTTTATCCAATCGGTCGTTTCAAGAGCTGAAATACGTGGCCGAACAGGCTCGCATTCCGGTTGACGCCCTGACCGATGGTATGAAGGAGCTTTCGCTTCGCGCCGATGAATTCATCTACACCGGCAAAGGTTCCGCCGCTGAAGCGTTCCAGCGTCTCGGATTTAGCGCAGACGAACTCAAAATCAAACTCAAAGACCCTTCCTCTCTTCTTGTGGAAATCATCGGAAGATTGCAGCAATTGGACCGGGCAGCGCAAATCCGTATCGCTGATGAACTGTTCGGCGGAACAGGCGGGGAGCGCTTCGTGGAGCTTCTGTCTCGTGGCGCTGATGGCATCCGTGCGACCATCAAGGAAGCGCACGACCTTGGCGTTGTTATGGATGACGAGCTTATCCAGCGCGCCGATGAACTGGACCGGAAGTTTAACAAGATCGGCACCACCGTCAGCACCTTCACGAAACAGGCCGTTGTCGGCCTCGTCGGCGCGATGGACGATTTTCTCGACAGATGGAACAGGATCGAAGAACAGTCGAACCGCAACGTGCAGCGTGGCCTAACGGCGGTTTACGAAGACCTTCAGGAAGCTAAAGCTGTCCTGGCCGATCTTCAGTCACAGGCATTGCTTGATCCCGATGACCCGATCACCGGCCAGAATATCGACCGCCAGAAACAGAAGATGGAAGAATTGACAGCGGAAGCCATGCGCTTGCGCGACGTGCTGGACAGGCGAAACGGATACTCGAATTCGTTCGTCTACAAGACAGGGGAAGAGGCGGCGGGCGCAAAGCCGCCGATTGTCGATCTCAATAACGCCATGAGCGGCACGGACAGCGCCGCCGCGAAGGCAACGGCCAACATCAAATCCTTTGCCGACGCGATCCGGGCGCTCAAGAATGAAGTCCCGGAATTGGCGAAGGAACTGCAAAACCTCGACGCGAAAGCTAGGGTTGAGGCTGTCTATCAGGCCGCACTTTCCAAAGCGCAAGGCGGGCGTGAAGTTGCGCTTGCAAATGAAATGCGTGGTAAAGCCTTGTCGTCGCTCAATATTAAGAGCGCAACCGACGATCCGGCCAGCTACCTGTCTTCCGTTCTTGCATCTGGCAAGGGTGCATCGCATGTCACCGGGATGCAGGCGGATTTTCAGAAGCGCCTTGCCACCATGATCGCGTCCATGCCGAAGGAATTGCAGGGCAGCGTCACGGTCACCAGTGGCTTCCGTTCGGTGGAGCGCCAGCAGCAGCTTTGGCTTGAGGCGTTGAAGAAATATGGAAGCCCGGAAGCCGCCCGGAAGTGGGTTGCCCCTCCGGGTAACTCTCAGCACAATCGGGGAAATGCCGCCGATCTTGGCTATAAGTCGGATGCTTCCCGGCAATGGGTGCATGCGAACGCCAGTCAATTCGGCCTGAATTTCCCGATGGGTCACGAGCCGTGGCACATTGAAGACGCCAGCGCCCGATCCAAGGAAACCGCCGCCGAAATCGACCGGCTGACGCAAGCGGCCCAGCGCCAGAGCGATGCATACGCCGGGATCACGGCAGGCGCACGGGAATACACAGACGCGCAACGCACAGAACAGCAGGCGCTTGGCATGACCGAGCAGCGGGCGCAGGCATTGAGATACGAACAGGAAATGCTGAATCAGGCACAGCGCGCCGGTATCCAGCTTTCGCCCCAGCAGCGCGCCGAAATTGCTCAGCTTGCCGCTGGCATGGCGCAAGCCGAAGCCGCGACAGGACGCCTCCGGGAGAAACAGGAGGGGTTGGCGGAAGCCGGGTATTTCTTCGGCCAGCAGATGACCGACGCGCTTGCCGGTTTGCTCTCCGGCACCATGACGGCGGAACAGGCGCTGCAATCGATGCTTCAGACTCTGATTAAAGTCGGGCTTCAGGCAGTGCTGATGGGTGAAGGCCCGCTTGCCGGTCTGTTCGGTATGGGCGGAAAATCCTCGTCCGGTGGTGGCTTCAGCGGCATCTTCGGCGCGCTTCTCGGTGGCTTGTTCGGCTTCTCGGAAGGTGGTTGGACTGGTCCCGGTAGCAAGCATCAGCCCGCAGGCGTGGTGCATGCCGATGAGTTCGTTTTCTCCAAACAGGCGACCCGTGCGCTTGGCGTGAAAAATCTTGACGCAATGCATCAGGCCGCCAAGCGCGGCTATTCTGAAGGCGGTCTGGTCACGGAAACGCCGACGCTCTCAGCGGGCTTCTCTGGCAGCGTGAGCGCAAAGCAATCGCAGGTGATCACGATCAATTCGCCCGTCACAGTCAACGGTAGCTCTGGCACGCCAGAACAGAACCAAGACCTTGCAAAGAGAATGGCTAAGGAAATGGAAGCATCTATGCGCGGTGTCGTCGCGGATGAAATGATGAAGCAGACCCGGCCCGGAAATTTCGCAAACAGCAGGAGCCGCTAAAGGCTAAAAATAAAGGGCACGGCGGTCTGACCTCGCCGTGCCCTTTGTAGCAACCACATCATGCCGCTGCTGTGATCAACAAAAATATACAATAAACTGAATCGCGGTTCAAACAAAATAATCGAATAAAACTGCTTTCCTTCTTATGTTTCATAAGAAGATTATCGTATTTCCCTATTGAAACGGCTTTCCCCGCGACCTATACTACTCTTCAAGCAGCGTCTGACATTACCTGCTCACTGAATAGGCTGGCATAGCCGCCGATGATTTCAAGCCGTAACGTCAGACATTGCAGGAACAGGCTCCGCTGGTAACTTGCGACCTGTAAGCTCCATCAAAATCGCCAAGCTGGTTTGATGGAGTTACGCCAGCCCAGACCCGGCAACGGTTTGGGAAGTCCGATGTAAAGGCCGACAGTCTGACCCCGGCCTCCCTGTAACAAGGTTTTCGAGTTTGGTATGTCTCCCCCGATGGACCCGTCATATGGGCGTCGTGTGGCCTCAGAGGAAGAACCGACGTTCTTTTTCAGCAGACAGAGCTTTTCCTAGAGCAATATTGATTAGACGCTTAACCGATAGGTAATACGTCTCTTCAAGTCTAGGTAAAGTTATGTCTGCATTCCTAGAGGAAGTTATAGGTAATAGGAATCAGCTATGCGTAGGAACGAAAAGAAGTTTGCTTTCAAAATCCTCCGGGTAATCCCAAACAAAAGGAGACCCCCATGAGGATTATAGAAAACCCGCTAAAAGGCATTGCTTCAAAAGTCGCCGCCCTTTTTTCACCTGCTCCGGTCGTTCGCAAAGACCTCACTCGTATAAGCGACGACATTGCCAAAGGGGCGGTGAAAAATCTTTTCCGGAAAGATTAACCTATTCGATGGACCCGCCTCTTGGCGGGTTCATTGTTTATGCGAATGAGACAACAATCCCGGCCTCACGCAGACTCACAGACGGGCTTTGTCGTGTTGGTGAGTGGTAGACGGCCCAAATCGATAAACGCTCCCGGTGGACTCCTGTGAGTTAAGCCTGCTTTCACCGGCAGGTTTTTTATTTTCTTGTCTTTGGGTTGTTGACTTCAGTGTCATCACGGCAGTAAATGAGCGTCACATACGCACAATATATATTGTGACGAAAAAGATGAGGCAGGCATGGCAAAAACATCAACTGAACGAATGCGCGAACTTAGAGCGCGTCAGAAGGCGGAGGCGAAAGCAGAACGCCTTAAGCCGACGCCTGTTCTTAACCCTCTTATCTCCAAACCCTCCCGGTCCTTTGCTGCCTTCATGAAAGAGCGCGAAGCAAACTTCATGCTCCCGGAAAATCTTCATTGGGTTGGTATCGAGATCGAAGCCGACCTCACGCAAGACCAGCCAAAGCTAGATCGTGCCGGGGATTGGCAGGAAATGGGATTGGAAGTGGACAGCCTGACCGTTGCCACGGCCATGGCGGAAATCCTCATTGACGCCGCGAAAGAGCTTTCCGGCCTCATCAACACATACAAGCTCGAAGAGATTGACCGACAGATGCAAAATGCATCGCCGGTTAAAAAGGGGCAACTCGAAGCCCTCAAAAAACGGCTGGGCAAGAAGACCAGCCATTTCTTCCCCGTTATTGAATAGCGATAACGGGAAGTGCCGCCGGACAGCGACAACTGTCCGGCGGTGAATGGAACGCCGACTAACAAATCAACTTCCCAAAGGCCAAAGGCCAGAAAGAAATTACAGTGTCGAATCTTAATTATCAAATTAACGAGGCTATTAAGCAGAGCGTTGAGCATATAAAGGAGTGGGCGGCCAACGATGCAAAGGCCGTGGCCGACCGTAACGCGGCTCCTCGCATCATGCTTAAGAAAACCTGCGACGATCTCAACCCCACTCTTAAGAAACTCTACGCGTCTTATGACGTGACGGAGGAGAAAGAGGCGAACAACCCCCAAGCCTAGCCGTTCAAGTGGCCCGTCGCTTAAGGCGGGCCACATGCTGGAGGCGGCTAGTAGTCAGCCCAGCTTAAGATATCTGAAAATCGTCTGAAAGCTGCAAGGATTGTCCCGCAGACGCAAAGCTACCTCGATCATCTTCATGATGGGGAAGGGTGGGCAAAGTATCTTTCAAAAGCACGCAGCGCGACAAGCCGCCATCTTGGAACTGAGAAAATCAGCTTCATTTCCAATGATCTTCGCCGGTTGGCAAAAGGCTAGGCCGTAGCGCCACACACAGACTCACTGACGAGCGTCACGGCTTTGGTGGGTGGTGGACAGCCCAAATCGACAAACGCTCTCGGTGGACTCGTGTGTGCCAATCCTACCCGTTGCATTATTAATGCGATGACTCCGAATTAGAAGCGCACCAAGACATTGAAGCCCGACCGCCGTTTTCGGGCTTTTCTAGTGAAGATATTGACTTAGACCGGGAAGACATACCCTTTGAGGATCATCTCAAACTCAGACGCTGTCCGGGTGTGTTTTATCACTTCAGTGAAGGCTTGGCCGAGTTCTGGGGCATCCAACAATCCTGCATCGACATCATAGCCATTTGTGATCATGAAAACGTAGCCGGATGCGAAGCCAGTGCGCTTATTGCCCTGCTCGAACGCATGCGCATCTGCAATCGCTATCATTAGATTGACTGATAGCGATATGGTATCGTGGTTATCTTCATAATGGAAGCTGTTCTGCGGACGCACCAAAGCGCCCTCTAGCTTATCTCTAAACAAGAGGGCGTGATTTTCATTGGTAAGCTCGACTTGCTGCTTATTGAACTCTATAACTGCATCTATCGGCAGCCAATTAGGCTCACTTGGCAAGTTCAGCCAACGTCTTTGGGAAGCGCTTAATTGTGAGCATGCCGAGAGCGGCATAGTCCACAGGACCCTGCTGAGGGCGTGGCTCGTAGCTCATCTGGTCTGCCGGTTTACGGACTGCCGATCTGATAATCATGGTTCGGACTCCTGTGCCACTGCGTCATTGGCAGTTTATGCAGTTACGTGTTAACACTTCCGTGCATAATTCACAACAAAATAACCGTTTGACGTGTCAATTGTTCCTGACAGTTTCGTTACGTTTTCCAACAGCACGCTGCATTCAGACTGCAATCAATCTAACACTTATTATTTAGACGGCGGACATTTTAGCGTTTTATGAAATGGTGCATAAATTATTTCCTGCTACCCATACGGGAACTGGAGGAAAACTATGCGCAACCCACGCCAGCATTGGAAGCCGAAAAAGCCAAATCGTATTGACGCAACCGTGAAAACTGTTCCCGGTCTTCTAGCTGGCGCGCTCATTATTGGTGCGGCTGGCTATTATGGCGCTGGCGATCTTGTCGCACAGGTCGCATCGTCGGCTAAAAACTGCAACATTAAGGGTAATATCAGCATCAGCAGCCGGGAGCGCATTTATCACGTTCCCGGCCAAGAATATTACGCCTCAACCAAAATCAGCCCTCAATACGGAGAGCGCTGGTTTTGCTCGGAAGAAGAAGCACGTGCTGCCGGATGGCGCAAGGCTGGGAAGTAGTTGAACGTTTCCGCGAGGTATTAGACGAGGTCTGCCACATCTGAACGAAAGCCGCCCAACCATTCACTGTTGGGACGCGCCAGTAGGCGTGCATGACTGTAAGCCCAATCGGTATAGAGGACGGTCGCTGCTCGATACCAACCGCCATGCCGCTCAAGAGTGAGAGCTAGGTCCGGCGTGTGCGAATTCCTCAAGTATATCGGTAGCAATAGCTGGATTTTTCCTCTATAAAACTGAGGGACTGCTATTCGATAGCTTCTTTGTGCTAGTCTTATGCTGTGCTTCATAGCGCCTTCTAGCGCATTTCTCGTTGCGAGCGGAATTTGGCTATGAATAGCGCTTGCCTCGACTTCATCATTGTCATCTTCCGAATCATCATTTGATAGATCGGTTGGTGTTCCTGACTGGTCCACCTTTCCACCTAGTTCCTCCGGGAACCGGTTAAGGTTGTCACGAATAATGTGATCGAGATTTAGTTGGACTTGCAGTATTGGGTCGAATATAAGATGAGAGGCGTCAGTCCAATACGTCGCCAAGGGCGGAAATTCCATGAAATCTGTTAGAGAGCGATCTCCCGATCTGGCCCATGATTTTAAGAACCACTTCTTATTCACGCCAGATTGCGGCTGACTAGGATTATAGTTTTCCGATACAACGAATACGCCAAATATTTCCTCATGCCCGCTTGTAAGCAAACCAGTATTAAAGGCGCATACGTTGTCCGATATGATTATCTTTTGCTGATCATACGCCCGTATAAAAGTGTATTTTATGTATTTATCTAAAATCGGATGAGTTTGTTGTGACGGAACGTGAAGGTTTGTCCATCGCTCAGGCTCCGCTAAATTTGCAAGCTCGGCCAATCTAGCTTCCCAGTCAGAAACTTTCGCAAAATCGAATATTCTCATAATTCCCCTCAATACGTGATGCTCAGAGTCTGACTCGAAAAGGTTTCAACGATATCCGTACCTTGCCAAGCGTCGCGTCATGACCCGGATGTGGGCGATCGTGATCCAGGCCTCGGCTGATGCGACGGACTTTTCCCAATCCTTGGCCAATCGTCGGCACCGTCCAAGCCACGCGAAGGTGCGCTCCACGACCCAGCGACGCGGCAGAACTTCGAAGCCCTTGGCCTTATCGGTCCGCTTCACGATCTGGAGAGTGAACGCAGCGAT